CTGGGACCGACTATTTCGACAACGTCGACGCGATCCAGAAGGCGATCCAGTACGCGGAAGAAAAGGGCGTGCCGATTGAGTTCGCCATGCAAGAAGACAAACCAGAGGCAAACAATGACGCATCCTGAACTACCAGTCAAAGAGTCACTTTTTCGCGGTGCACGAGTACCAGCAGCGGAACCCGTCAACGTGTCACGCGCTGGAGGCGACAACGACGCAGGGCTCTTGTCTGGCGTTTCATTGATCGCAGCAGGCGAAGCACTCGGGCACGATATGTGGATCGACGACGTGACACTGTCGCAAGTTGCAGAACAGGCAGGGCAGGGGAAACACGGGATCAAGTCCCGTTTCACCCATCCCAGCATGAGTGCAGATGGCATGGGACGGCACCTTGGACGAATCAAAGACGTTCGGGTTGAGGGCGACCGTGTCCTGGGCGACCTGCACTTTGCCAAGTCAGCACACTCGACGCCAGACGGCAACCTTGCTGAGTACGTCATGGAACTCGCCGAAGAGGATCCAGCCGCAGCCGGTTTGTCGATCGTGTTTGAGCACGACGCGGAACGCGAAGAAGCGTACCAGGCAAGTTTCGGAGATGGGCCGTTTGAGTCACCAGATGAGGACAACGTCAAGAACTTGCCGCACGTTCGCCTGGCGAAACTGCGAGCCGCTGACATTGTCGACGAACCAGCAGCGAACCCCGAGGGGATGTTTGACCGTCAACCGCTCGCACGCGACGTGGATGACCTGTTGAGCTACGCAGCCGGGTTGTCAGAAGAAAAGCCAAAGTCGCTTGCGTTCGGCGTTGATGCTGACCGTGCAAGCCAATTTCTACAGCGTTGGCTTGGTAGCCATTCGCTTTCAATTGTTTCCGCGAACGACGGAGTACCTGAGATGTCGGAAGCCCCCCAAGAAGTGGAGTCCGAAGTTTCGGAAGTTCCGCAGATCACACGCGAGGACTTTCTGTCCGAGCTTTCAGCCTACGTCGAAAAGTTAGGCGCGGAGAACCGCCAGCAGTGGTTAATCCAGGGCATTGACCACGCCGAAGCCCTTGGCCGTCAGTGCGACGTTTTGAACGCTCGCGTTGAGGAATTGCAAGGCAAACTCGCAGCCGCGAAAGATCAGCTTTCCGCAGCCGCAAGCATTGGCGAAGACCCAATCGACGTTGGCGAAGCATCGCCATCGAGCGACAAGGCGCGATTCAGCGACTTTTTCAAAGACCAGTCCAACTAAGCACGCGAAAGCGTGAATCGAAACTATCACAACTCGAGCAACGTGTTTGACCGCTAAATCATTGGCGCGTTGCTAAACAAAAGGAACTCTACCTATGGCACACACGCCACTTTCGCTGACCGAACTGGTCAAGATCAACGATCAAAACGTCGCTGACGTTGACATTTCCGACTTGCTGCGTGAAGCACCAGTCCTTGCCGCAATGCCCGCGGTTGCTGCCAGCAACGGCACGCTGCACAAGTACAACAAACTGACGACTGAGCCCACCGTTGGCTTTCGCAGTTTGAATGATGGCCGGGATCACGACCACACCGAGCGAACCACCGTCACCGAGACGCTGCAAATCCTCGATGCGTCGTTCCACACCGACTACGCGGTTGGTGAAGACGTGATTGCTGCCGAGGCGCAGAGCCACTTGCAAAGTGCGTTCGCCAAGGCTGAGAAGCAAATCTTCTACGGCACCGTGTCACCCGGCGATTCCGCTGGTTTCAACGGTCTGCTCAACAGCGGCGACCTCAATGGCTTGTCAGATGACATGGTCACAAGTGCGGGCGGTTCGACTTCCAGCGTGCAGTCGAGCGTCTTTTTGCTTCGTGCGACGCCTGACGCCACCGGCATTGCGTCTGTCATCGGAAACGATGGCGAGATCAGCATTGGTTCACGGTATGCGTCGATGGTTGCCGGATCAACCGGATCCTTCGATGCGTGGGTGACCCCCATCATCAGCTACATGGCTTTGCAGCTTGGCAGCAAGTATTCCGCTGGCCGTATCGCCAACGTGGAAGCCGCTTTGACTGACGACTTGATCTATGAAGCGTTGTCGCAATTCCCGGCGTCGTTGCAGCCAACCATGATCTGCATGAATCGGTC